ATGCAAGATTAGGCACGCAATATACATCGGAGAAGGCGCAATGGATATTAGATCAATATTGCGGTATGTCTCAATATGTGTCAATTGAAAATTGGAAGAATCAACCGTATATGAAGCTGTTAGAGCGAGTTGATATGTTACTCAATACATCTGCATGGAGTAATCACGCACTTGCTATTGACGCACTAAGCTCAGGGATAGGCATAGATAGTGGCAACATGCAAGACGAAGCGCAGACAGTCATGTCTACACTCGCACACGATCTAATGCGACACTGGCAGCGGACAACGCCTATACAATGGGTGCAAGAGTATGAATGCATAGTCACGGCGCAATATAATAATAAAATAAAAGGTTTACAAAAGTAAAAACGAGGTTTACAAAATGCAAAAAGGTACTCCCGAACGGTTTATAATGAGGTTATCGCCATGCCCTGCCCATTTTTCCGTGAAATTTTCACAAAAAGGCGAAATTAGTTAAAATAAGCCATTTAAAATATTAAATAAACCTATAGAAACTCATTATGAATAAAAAACCAGTGCAAAAAACAAGGGAGGTTGAACAGATCGACCTCAGTCACGTGCCGCAAAAATATATTGCAACGCTGTTTGGGCAGTCGGCGGCATCAATCGGTATGTGGGACTGTCCGCGCAATGATGATAAAAGTTACGACGCTCCGGCAGTTTTGAAATGGCGTATGGACGCGCTGTCGGCAAAAAAAGAATCTGGCAAAGAAGATTTAGAAAAAGAAAAATTATCGTTACAAATAGAAAAAATGCAAATTGAAATACAGGACATGAAATCTAAAAACATTCCGCTTGAAACACATCAACAGATACTATGCGGACGCGCGGTCACGCTTAAACTCTACTGGACGGAAACGTTTATGAGGAATCTACATCACTTCGCAAATAAAAGTCTGGAAGATTTAAGGCCAATTGCAGAACGATTTATCCGGGAAGCGTTGAACAATTTTTCAAAAAATCATGAGTAAAGAATTTTACATTCCAAAAATAAAAAGCGAAACTCCGTTTGATAATGGCGAACGGGAGTCGTATTTTTACAAAGAGATATTGCCTCCTGCCGAATGGGTAGAAAATAATATGATGTTGGTGGAGGGCGCGGGATATGCGACTACCGGCAAGTTGGTTTTGTTCCCATGGCAACGCGAGCCGATTAATGCTATTGCGGAATATGATAGGGTAATTTATTGCGGGGCTGTGCAGACCGGAAAATCTTTGATTGCCGAATGCGCGTTGTGGTATGTGATTGACAACTATAATCTACACGCCATGCTGTGTTATGCAAAACGGCAAACGGTAGAGGACGTGTTCCAAGATCGTATTAAGCCGACAATTCAACAGGTTCCGTTTTTGCGAAAACTGTGGGACGGAAACCCTGATAATTTAACAAAGGATAAAATCAAGTTAAGGAATACGATATTGCGCGTTGCGTCTGCTCAGGTGCAAAATGATATAGCGACCTTTTCAGCGGGGCTTATATATGCGTCCGAGGTTTGCAAATATCGGGAAATGGGATACGACGTAGTTAAGGCATTGCGCGGACGGCAAGAGGCGTACAACATGATAGGCCGAAAAAAGGAAATCCTTGAAAGTTCGCCTATTGAAGTCGGCGACACACTGCATAGAGAAATGTTTACAATGGGAGTTACGAATTTAGAACCATATCACCCGTGTCCGCATTGTGGGGAATATCAGGTTTTAAGAGTTGACAAAATAAAAGAACTTCCGAATGAATCCGGGACATGTGACAGAAACCCGGAACGGATACGACAGAACCAGGCAGCGCAATATGAATGCCAGTATTGCAAACTCGTTATAGATGAATCACACCGCATAGACATGGGTGAGCGCGTTGTATGGGCGGCAAATGATGAAAAAATATTGTCTGATGGTAAGTTGGCATATCCAAGAATTAAAAAAACCGGTGTATCATTTCAGTGGTCACGATTTATTGATTATTCGTTTAAGTTTTCCGAAGCTCTCGCAAGATTTTACGAAGCGGCAAGGGCGGGAAGCGCAATTAAGTTGCGAACTTTTAAGAACGAAGACCTTGGACAGTTTTCAACTCTTGACGCAAACGAGCGTCCGGTATCATGGTTGTTTGCAAAATGTAGGCCGTATACAATGCGAGATGCGCGTATTCCGGCTGGTGTTCTGGCTGTTTTTTGTGGTGTTGACACACAAGATAAAGGGTTTTATTTTGTGTTGCGTGGATATGGCGCGGGGAAAGAATCGTGGTTGTTAGATTGTGATTACATTCCTTGCGACATGGAGAGTGATCAAAACTATGAAGTGGTTTTTCAATCGGTAAACGCAAGAATAAACAGGCGGCAGCTTATAACAGAAGATAATCGCAACCTGTTTATAGCACAGGGCCTTATTGACAGGGGTGGACACAGGGCTGAATATGTTGATTATATCGTTGACCGCATGGAAAATTTTAATGCGTATATAGGTTCAACGATCAAGATTTCATCAATTGTGGAAATGAAAAAGAATGATATTGTTTTTGGCAATAAAATTTATTTGTCAAAGACGGTTGCACAAGACGCTGAAATGTCAAACTGGCATTTACCGGAAGATATTACTGCGGATTACTGTAAACAGTTTGTAATGCAATACGAAGCCGAAGAGATAGACACTAAAGGAAATAAAAAGCGGGTATGGAAAGAAGGAAATAACGATCATTACAGGGATTGTGAGAACTTGGTTGAAGCCGGATTGATTTTTACCGAGATAGATAAATATTTGTTCAACGAGTTGTCGGTAAACGAAATCAGAAAAGATATGGTTACAAAAGAGAAAAAAGAAGAACAATCGCAACCACAAGAAAATGATAATTATTTTGAGGATATACAGGAACGATGGAACAAACATTAAGAAAGGATTAACAAAATGAATTCAAAAGAAGGGTATGCAGGGTTTATGATAAAGGCTGATTTTCCACATATTCTTGCCGCAGCCGTAAATAAGTTTTTGACGAAGGGATATTTTTCCAAAAAAAATAAAAAAATCGAAAATAGAGGCTATTCCCCTACGGTGAATGCGCAAAATGTTTCTGTGCCACCAATAGCACCAGCAGGTGAAACCGGCGAAAGTCCATCTGTTAATCAATATAACCAATTTAAGGATAGACCGAACAGAAATTTCAGTTTTGAATCTTTTCATTGCTATACAGAGTTATGTGCTATAATATGGGCTTTTAAAAATGCAAAAAGAACGGGAAGTGTCAAAGATGTGCCAGAAGGCACAAGAACAATTTCTATATCTGATACATTTGCAAAGCAATTAATTGTAGCATTAGAAAAAATTAGAAAAATGATTAATGAGTATGAAAAAAAATATACAGGAGATGGGTTTACTAATGAGTAATAACAACAATCGCCCTTACAATCAGGGCATGACTACTCGGCCTATGGTCGATGGAGAGAAGTACAAAAACTGTCCTGCGCTGGAAGTAAAGGATCAGAAAACCGTGACGTGTGATTTACATTCTTGCAAAACGGTAATTGAAAACCAGTTGGCAGCGGGATTTATTTTGTACGATTCGATTCAACTCGGTGGAAACGAAATAATTTTGATTTTTAGGAAACAATAAGAAAGAAAAAATAAAATAAAACATTGACTTTTTTATTCCCATGATATATAATATACACGAATAGGGCATATTGCCCGAATAGTGTATATTTGATCTTTTAAGGGCTGATTGGTAGTTTTACACTGCGAAAGTGGGGTAGGGCTATCAATCCGCCCTTTTTTTATTTGTCCTGGAGTAAAAATCATGGCATTTACTGATGCGGACGTGCTAAATGCTCAGATTGCAGCCGCTGAAAACGCAAAAAGAGGCGTTTCCGGGCTCACAATCGGCGACCGGCGTATTGATTATCGTGATCCGATTGATCAAATTAATGCCGCGCGCATGATTGCGGAAGATCAGAACGGCGGCGCTTATGACGTGGAATTTGCTCCGAAGGGGTATTTTCAATGAGTTTTTTTGATAAAATCAAGGAAAATATACACCAATTTAATCAGTTTCGGCGCGGAACCGACTATGTAAACGCTATCGGGCAGATCATGGAGCGGTACTATCCAGCTGCGGAACTCGGCGCAAAACGCAACGATTGGAATCCGGCGGTACTCGTTGACCAGAATATATACCGGCTGGAATATAGGCGCTTGTTTGCACGCGCAAAACGTGCGTATGATACTGATCCTTATGCCCGCTCCTGCGTGCGCGTGCTGCAATCGCAAATAATCGGCAAGGGGATTTCTCCGCGCAGTAAACCTTTAGACACAAGCGGAAATTCTCTTGATAATTTAGCTCCAATACTCAATAAAAACTTTGAGCGGTTTTCCGATGAATGTTTTCGTCCGGCAAACGATGGATTTTATGAAGTACAATCGAAATACATTGCGAACTGTTGCGTATCCGGTGGTTTTTTTATGAATTTCATTCCGTCAAAACCCGGAAGCTTGTTACCGTTTGCATTTCAACAAATTGACCAATCGTATATTGAGTTTTCGCATGATAATTTTGCCATGCCAACTATGCCGATGATTTTCAACGGTGTACGAGTCAATACTTTCGGCGAGCCGGAGCATTATTTCTTTCAGGATTTATTGACATGGTTATTTTTTGAACTGGATGCGTCAAACGTCATTCACGGATATGAAAAATGGCATGTAAACCAGTATGTCGGCATTCCCTGGCTTGCGCCTGTGCTTACAACTCTATGGGATTTGTCGCAATTGCAGGAAGACAAACTCATTGCATCCAGAATTCAGGCCGCAATTGCTCTTTGGGTAAAAGAAACGAATAAATTTCCGAACGCGTCAAAAAAAAATCCAAGTGGAAATATTTCGTGGGCTCCTGGAAAAATTATTAAATCCATGGATAAGCCGGAAGTAATACAGTCATCCGACAGCATAAAAGAGACCTTTGGCGCACTTATAGAGCTTTATTTACGGCAAATTTCCTCAGGTATGGGAGTTTCTTATCAGGAAATGACCGCTGACCTTGCCGGGGCTAATTTCGCATCCTCGCGCGTGGTAGTCATGGATAGGCGCAGGTATTACCAGAAAAAGCAACAGTTTGTAATACGCACATATTGTCAACCTATATGGAACAAATACGTGCAATGGTGTTTTTTGAGTGGATTAATACCGGGGAAATCTATAGTTGATTATAAAGAAAATTCGTGGGGGTTGTCTAAAGCGGTTTGGACTCCACATAAATGGGAGTGGGTCGATCCCAATAAAGACATGCAGGCGTTAATTGCTGAAAAAGATGCGGGTTGGTTGTCTGATGAAGATTATTGCGAACAAGTCGGTAAAAATCGTGAACAGCTTTACGACACACTTGCCGAAGAAATGAAAGAAAAAAAATCTCGTGGAATTTATCAACAAGCAATTACCGCTGTTAAGTCGGATTCGTCAAAATCTGAATTTGAAGACGAGGAGGAAAATAAAAATGCCAAAAAAGAATGATACTGAAAAAGAATTAATAGGAAATTACCGTTCGTTTACCCCAAGCACTTATAAAGAGGAAAAAGATGATAAGGGTAATGTAACGCAGCGTTGCATCCGCGCAACGTTTGCAACGGAAGACTCGGTTTGTGTGTTTGACCGGGAAAGCGGCGACCTTATCATGGAACGCCTGCTTGTAAGCGGTATGCAGCTTCCATCAAACAGACAATTACCATTATTTGACAGTCACGACAGATGGGAGGGAAGTCAATCAGTAAGAGGTTCATGCCGAAACATCGAGGCTACCGATACGGGAACCGCAGAAACCGATGTGTTTTTTTCTTCCCTTGCAAACGATGAGGCTACGCTTGCGCGCGAGGGGCATTTGACTGATTTATCAGTTGGATACCGTACATTTTCAGACCGGACGATATGGATAGAACCCGGACAGCGTGCTATGGTAAGTGACAATGGGAAGCAAAGAGAATTTACAAACGATTCCAATATGCGGTGTGCCGTGCGTACTACGTGGCAACCGTATGAAATATCAACGACTCCAATAGGCGCGGATGCACGGTGCAAATTCCGCGACCAGAATTCAAACAACAAACAAAGAGAGGCTACTATGCCAAACGAAGTAATTGACGGAAACGGGAAGACTCAACCCACCGCCGCGCCTGCACAGCCACAGTTTAACGAGGTTGCAATACGCGAGGCTTCGCGGAAAGAGGGCGCAGAAGCGGAAAGGGCAAGAATCGACGAAATCATGGGAACTTGCCGCCATTTGAATATTGAAGATTCTTTTGTAAAGAAATTTATAGAAGATGGAACGAGTTCGGTTAGCGCGCGCGAGGCCATAATCAGGGAAGCGCAGCGTAAAATGACGGAAAAAGCGGCTCCGCCTGCCGGGTCAAATCTGACTACGGGCGCGGATGAAACCGACAAGTTTAGAAATGCTGCGATAATGGGAATGTCTATCAGAAACGGCATACCCATAAGCAAGTTTAAAGAAAAGGAAGTTGAAATTTTCAACAAGTCCGAACTTCGCAGCGTTGACAGTTTGCAAAAGCTTGCAAGGGTAGTGCTTGAACGAGGTGGAATGCGTAACACATGGACGCTCGACAATCACGAAGTCGCGGACATGATTCTTGGTGGTGGATTTCGTGGAACCACAGCGCAGGGCACTGGCGATTTTCCGTACATTCTCGCCGCAGCCGTAAACAAATTTCTGATGAAGGGGTATGACGAAATTCCGACTACATACCAGCAGTGGGTAGGACGGCAGCCGCTTAACGATTTTAAGCAGAACAAACTGGTCACGATGTTCAATTTTTCCGATCTTGACCGTGTGCCTGAAGGCGACAATTTCAAGTGGGGAAAATTCCCGGAAAAAGGAGAATATGCTCAGCTTGTAAAATTCGGAAAGGCTTATATTATCTCTTACGAAGCGCTAGTAAACGATGATAAAAATGCCTTCTCGACAATACCAGCCAAAATCGGGAATGCGGTTCCGCGTATGAAAGAGCGTTGCACATACCATTATCTTTTCTTCGGGAATCTTGATGGTGTTGAAACCACATACGTCGGCCCGACAATGAACGAGGATTCAAAGGCGTTTTTCCATGCCGATCATAGCAATATACTGACAACCGCAGCTCCGTCAACCGCAGCCCTTGCCGCAGCCCGTAAGGCGTTGCGCTCAATGACGCTGCCGACAGACGGGCCCAGCAAAAAACAGTATACGCTCGCACAGATCAAATACATTCTCGCCGGTGAAGAGCGGTGGAGCGAATGGCAGAAAATACTCGGTTCTCCGGCTGCTTATCTTGCCGCTGACGGAGCGACACAGCAGGCCAACCCTGCAATTATTAATCCGTTCGCGTCAATGGGGATACAACTTATTACCACGCCGTACCTGGACGAGTACAATACTACGGCCTCACAGCATGCATGGTATGCCGTTGCAGATGCGACACAGGCACAGACCATTACCATGTGTACGCTTGCCGGTCAGGAAGCGCCGCAGTTACGTTCCGGCCCGACCGAAATCGGTATGGCGCGCGGGATATGCTGGGACATTATGGACGTGTTTGTTTTGGCCGCTGCCGATTACCGTGGCGCGCTGAAAAATGCAGGTGCGTAAACAATAAGCGCGGAGAAAAAACCTCCGCGCATCATTTTTGTAAATAATTAACTAAGGAGAAATGAAATGAGTATGATAGTTAATCGCAAAGTGCAAGAACTGGAAGGGACAGACGTTGTACCGTGGTATAACGATACTGGGGCAAATGCCGTATACAATCAGTTGGTTTTTATTCCTACAGGAACAAATCAGGGTAAAGTCGGCATTGTTTTAGGGCCGGAATCGGCGAGCCTTACCTCTGGCGTAGCGTCAACCACAATTGAAGCGGGAACATGGGGCAGAATAGTTGACAAGGGCTTTGTGGAATTGCCAAAAGCTGCTTGCGCTATGTCTCAGGGCTATTGTGCGCAGGCCAGTACCAGCGGGACGTCGTTGACGGTTGGTGGAACTACCGCAGGGCTCTACGCAATCGGGTCGGTAATAAAAAGCGCAACGTCAGACCTAAGCTATGTGCAGGTTGATTTAAACGAAGGTTGCTGGAGCGCGTTTTACGTTTGGTAAACCAAAATGATTGATCTTGCGGCAGATATGGACAATATTTTACTTGACAGCGGCTTGGAAGAGTCGGTTGTATACACAATGTACAATTCGACTCTTCCGGTTGCTGTTACTTGCAAGGCTCATGTTTTTAGGGGAACTGAAAATTATATCAATCTAAAAAATCCTAAAAATGTTGAAGTGGCAAGAAAGTTTAATATCGAAATCTATCTGTCGCGTACTGACGTAACGAGTGTAAAAATAAGTGCTGATACAGTGCAATGCAAACGGTTGCCGACCGACTCGACAAATTCAACTTTTCGCGTTGCTGGTATTATACGTATGGATGCCGGGGCGTGGAGGCTGGGATTAGCATAATGGCAATACAGGCGACAATAGATAACGGTCGTGTGTTGTATGCTTTCAGAAAGGCTCCTGCAATATTTGCTGATGACATTGATCACTGGTTTAATAAAGAGAGATTAAGTTTTTTAGGGGCAAAAAAAAATGCGACTTCAGGGATTAAAGGAAAACTTTTACACAAGGAACAATGGGGGCGCGGCGACGGCTGGTCGCCTTCAATTGTTGGTCAGTTTGTATCACATAAAACGTATGCAGGCAAGCTTGATGCATCAATGACAATGGGTTTTGCGCCCGGTTCTCCAATGGAAGACGCAATGGAGTTACTGGAAAAAGGCGGAACGTCAACGAGTAATAAATTTATGCCGATTCCGGTTTGGGATAATTTAAAAGAATCCGGGATGATAATGAATCAATCATATCATACAAATACACAAGAATCGGCATCGAACATTTTCAAAGAAATGTCTGCCGCAGATTCTCTTTTTGCAGTGCATGGAAAAAACGGTAATATCTATTGGTTAAGTAAAGTGTTTGGAAATGCCCGCGAAGGATTTAAGCCGTTGCTTTTATTTGTTGGTAAAAAAACAATAAAAATTAAAAAGCAATTCGATTTTCATAAGGCTTGGACAAAGCGTTATCCCAAAGTCATGAGACGCGGGGAAATGGCTATTTTCAGGGCGACAAGAAAAGTAGAATCGCTAATGAATCAAGGGAAAATTATATGAGCGATAGTATAGTCGCACAGATTACGGCAAACCGTAAACAGACATTAAAAAATATCTCCACAACGGCAGGATATTCGTTTACTCCTGCGCTTGTGGAAGAACAGCGGATTGTAAGAAATATAAATGGTAAATATCCGTATATGTCAATTGCTATGGCTCCAATAGAGCCGGAAACTGAAAACAATATATCCGAGCATACGGCTATATATTACTTGGTAACGTTTGAAGCGTTGGGAAATGATGATGATTCAACCGGAGATGAAATATTATATACAAATAGGAATATTACGGCGGACATTATCAAGGCATGGATGCAAGATCGGACATGCGGAGGGTTTGCAGAAATGACAGCAACAACCTGGTATGATTCGGCAATAATAACAGATAACAATTTAAATTATTATCGGGCGGCTGTAGTTTTTTCCGTAACGGCATTAATTGACAGTTCTGATCCATATAAATTAGGATAAGGAGAATAAAATATGAACTCGCATAAAGAGCGCGAAACCAATCAGATGCTATATGCAATGACTCCGAATTGTGATGTTGTTGCGGTAGATATATCATCTACGGATTATACATATACAGGAACGGCAGTTGTAAAGGGGTTAATTGTTGCCGACGGTACTGTTGTAAAAGTGCAAAAAACAAATTCAGATGGCTCAACAGTAGATTTTTATTTACCGGCTCCTGGATGTGTTTCTGTTGATGGAATTACAAAAATATACAAAACCGGTACAGATGCGACGCATATCGCTCTGGCCGTAGAATAGAAGGCAACCATGCATAATTTAAAGGAACTATTTTTAATCAAAAGTCAAGGCACTCCGAATTGCGCGTATACCGATATTGCCGCGTTTGCCAGTGGAGAAAACGCTACAGATTTAGCGCAAATATTGAAGGGGTCATCGTTTGAACCTGAAATTCCTTGCGAGGCAATAGAAATTGTTGCCGGAGGATTTGACCAATACGCAGCCGTTCCGGGGAAAGAAACCGGTAAGGGCACCTTACAATTTGCAATGAATCCGGCTTCCGCATCCGGTAAGACAGAGCCGCAATGGGGTAAAGCGTTGCGTATATTATCCGATTATTCTCTTGCCAGTACCACAGCAGGAACCGCGCCATCAAACTACGTATATACGCCGATGAATGACGCTACAGATGGCGGATTTTTAACGCATTACACAGGTTCACAGTCTGCAAATGGAGCGCTTGTTTCTCGTTTCTATAATGTCAAAGGTACATTCAAAATATCGGGTACATCAAGTAAAGTTCCGACAATTTCTTTTGAAAGTGAAGGTGCTTTTTACTCTGAAGTTGATGGAACGCAACCGGATATATCAAGCGCAAAGGCGCGAGAGTCGGCAATATCGTTAAAGGGGGCTATAGAGCTTGTGTTAGGCAGCGCGGCTTATAAGCTACTGAGCTTTGAGATTGACGGCGGCCAAACCGAAGTAAATCGGGAAGATATATCTGAAGTAAATGGAGCCGGTAGAACCGACACTACTAACAGAAAAATAAAACTGTCCTGCAAATGCTATGCGGAAACTAAATCGGTTATTGATCCGCTTGCCGCGCTGAAAGCGTCAACCGAAGGAATTTTTAAAATTATATGGGGCTCAGGAACGAAAGCAATTACGTTTTTAGGAACGTATTTGCAGATAACCGAGCGTAAAAAGTCGGACGAAAACGGCATTACTGCTTTTGACATTAAGGCGCAATTCAACAGAAACGATTTCACAATTAAAGTCAACTAAGGAGTTTGCAATATGGGAAGCATACCATTTACTGGTGATGATATTATATATACTGATTCCGAGACCGACGTTGAATATATTTTACGACAAGCAACAGACGAGGTGGAACTTAAATTACAGGAATTAAGGTTAAAATATTCAAAGGACGAAAACGGCAAAACCGAAATTGTCTTTTCGGAAAATCCTAAAAAATTCAGGGACTTTCTCAACGACCAAATAGACACGGTTCTTGTTGGATGGGCAAGTAAAAACAAAAAAATTAAATTACCTGAATTTCCAAAAGACCACCCGTCAAAAAATATGCGTGGATCGTTAAAGCTCGACATTTTGAATTGGTGGATTAAGCAAGGCGAATTTACAAAAGACGACTTAAAAAACTGATTTCGGCGGCATGGTTAGGTTTTTTTGATACGGTTACATCACAAAAGTTTAATTGTCAATGTGATTGCCGTACAAAAAAACAAAACGGATGCGTGAGTCCGAGGCGGCAACCCGTAGTAATATATGAATGTCCGGAGTGCGAGGGCAAAAATAAAAAATGCGTATATTGCAATGGAACAAACGAAATAAAATTGTACCGTTGTCCACGCGCAATAATAACGCCGGATATTATCAGGCTTGTTTCTTACTTTGTAGATTACATCAATTTACTTCCTCAAAAAACATATCCAAACGGAAAAACAAGATATTATCAACCTGTAAAATTATTGAAGGCTTTTAAATTATGGACAAAATTATACTACGAGATAAAGGCAAGGGCGGAACCAGATGAGCAATGATTTAAAAGTCACGCTTTCTCTTGTGGATGATTTTACCAGAAAATTGACTGGTATTGAATCTGAAATGGGAGCGTTTGGTCAAAAAGTTGACAGAATAAATTCAATACTTGTTAAGTTTGGTCTTGGCATAGGTTTAGGTATTGCATCAAATGCGGCAATCAGTGGAATTAAAGACTTAATAAAAACCTCTCAGGAAATTGTACAAACACAAAATCAGTTAAAAGAATCCCTTGGATATACGTCAATTGCTTTGGACGAACAATCAAGTGCGTTAATGAACAAATATAAAATTGATGATGATGAAATCAAAATAGTTCAACAACGCATATCTCTTTACACAAAAGATGAAGCCGAAATAAAAAGACTTACAGACGCAACAATCAATTATGCCGCTGCTACAGGAAAAAACTTGCTTGAAGCTACACAGATAGTTACTCGCGCAATAGAAACAAGTGGAAGTTCAATGCGAGGTATAGCCGGAACGCTGGAAGGAACTGCCGAAAGCACGGAACGTCTTGACTCTGTTACTCAAATTTTAAACAGTCACTTTACAGGACAGGCCGAAGCGGTTGCTAAAAGTAAAAATCTTTTTCAACTCCTTGGGTTTACAATTAATGAGTTAAAAGAGGATATTGCCGTAGGAATTTTTGGAGATTCCACGGCCAAGGAAGCTTTACATATAAAAAAATTAAAGGCTGAATTTGAATCTTATTATGCAACAGTAAAAACTGCAAATACTCTAATATCCGGTGCGGATGTTGCAATGTCGTTAAAAGAGATTGATGCTTATGATAAAAAAATAGCAGATGCAAAAGCAAAAGTCCTCGCAGGCCAAAAGGAAGATCAGTCAGGCGGTGTAAATAATAAGATAAAAAAAATTGATCTTACCGGACAGACAGATGCAGAAAGAAAAAAAGCCGAAGACGAAACTAAACGGGCAGCAGCTGAACGACTGGCTGCAATAAAAAAACTTTATGAAGAGTCGGACAGTGCAGAAGAAAAATTAACAAGAAAAAAAATTGAAAATTTAAAATTGGTAGATAAATTATTTGGAGAACAAAAAAAGAAGGTTGCAAATTACGGGATAGGTAATATCGACCTTAACAGTCGCCCTAAAGTTAAAAACGCAGATGGTAGTATTAGTACCGTGCGGTCAATGTCATTTGAAGAAGACGGAAAAGAAGTCCTGGTTCCGACCGTTAGCGATGACGCTCGGATTATGAGTAATAAAGAGGCGATAGAAACATATAAAAAAACAGGAAAATATTTAGGTAAATTTAACAGTGTGGAAGAATCTGATAAATATGCCAAAACATTGCATAAACAACAGGAATTACAATATACAGGAACTGGAACGGGAACCAAAGCCGACACTGGAGAGGGTGACAAAATAAGAGAAAAAATATATGTAAAATATCAACTCGATATGGAAAAGTTACGCAAGGAAGAATCAAGCGAGCAAGATGAATACGACAAAAAGGCAAAGGAAACAACATTAGAAACCGACGAATGGCTTGCTGCCGAACAAGACAAGGTACTTGACGAAAAAATAAAAAAGTGGGAAGAGGAAGAAAAAAAACAAGAAGAGCATAATCAAAAAATGGTTGATACGGCCATGTCTATGGGTCAGGCTTATGGAAATGCAATGGGGCAAGGAATCGGTAAGGGAAAAGAGGGCGTAAAATCTGTATTAAAAGATATGCTCTCTCTTACTATTGATTATTTGACAAAAGAAGCGATTGCCGCTGTTGCATCAAACACATTAAAAAATGTCATAGCCGAAGGCGGCCTTTTAGGGCTTGTTGTAGGGGCTGCGGAAGCTGCGGGAATTACGGCAATAGCTACAGCGGCCAAGGCGTCAATAAGTTCATTTTCCACAGGTACAGACAATGCTCCGGGTGGCCCCGCTTTTGTTCACAAAAACGAATCCATATATTTGCCACGAGGATCACAGGTAAAAACGGTTTCGCAGACGCGACAAATAGAAAAGAATTCGGGAAATAGCGGCCATACATTCCATATTTCTATCAATGATTCAAGCGGAAATATGGTTGACTCTATGACAACTCAAATCAGAAGCGGATCGGCAAACGTTGACAGGTTGGTTGGAGCAATTATGAAACGTGCGGGGACACTATGACAACTCTTGCCCGTGGCAAAATGAGATTGCAGGACACGGCCGGTAATTATGTAGACGTGTATAGGCCGACATATCCATACACGTCTGAAATACATTTACCTATTGCTATGCAGCAAGCAAGCGATGGATCATATCCAGATAACGGAATTTTTGATCCGCCCGATAGTAACAACGTAATCGGAACTTATGATTATCGCATTTTAAAAAAAAGTACATTTCGGATTCCGGTAGAACAAAAGGCCGATTTTAATGTGTTCTTGCGTTGGGCGACGCATGGCCGCGCTGAAAATTTTTACCTTGATCTTGGCGATGAACATACAGGATTTTTCCTTTTTGGTATTGATAAAGGCGACAGCGGAGTATTTACCGTACGTATAATAAGCCGAGAACAGGCAGGGCCGTATATGGCTCCGCTTCGTTGGTTTGAGGATGAAATAGGATTGGTGCTTGTATCGCATACAGCAGTATTGCCAACATTTGACTATTCGCATCAAGGAAAATTGAAAATAGGCGCTGCTGAAAATCTTATGTGGCCTCAGGATGGAATAAAATCAAAATCGCTATACAATTATCAAACAGGGGTTACCGTAAGCGGCGTTCCTCATTCTATTGACGGCCCACGATATTCTGATTCATGGGAGACCGAATTTGAATTGCTTTGTAATTCTGGAAATACATATAATGTTGTCCACGAAATAGTTTCAACCTCCCGCGCAAATTTACTCAGTATCGTAACGCCCAGCAATTATTTTATATACGGCATGGATCAATCAGATGTAAACGGAATCGGCGGAACATTTTTAAGTCGATTTTTAGGCAGTTCACGCGAAGATAAAGAAATTGTGTTGTCAATTGAACATACGGGATATAACCAGTTTAAAATTCCGATGAGGTTTTGGCTTTCGGAGAAAACAGCATGAGTCACTATTTAACAGTACAAGCGGTAAGAATAAAAATTGAACCCGTAGTTTCGGCTCTTGTTACGCATGCCGAACTTGGGGTATTTGTCAACGGAGATGATACTCAGGAAATACGGTGGTCAGAAGTTCCACTTGTGGGAGTTTCTGAAACTTGGACTTCTGGGGTAATTGCCAAAAATGGAATTGGAGATGTTGAACACAAAGGCGATACTCGCAAGGGTGGAAGTCCAGAAGAGCATTCCGGCTTTGATCTAAAAGTTTTAAATAATAATCAATTGACATTGCGCTTGAAAGAGCTTGGAATATCTGTGAACGGGCTGAAGGCAATGTTATATGATTATATAGGCACGGAGGCCGATAGTGACGCAAGCGGCATTGAGACGCGCGCGGTGGGCACATGCGAGTATGAAGACGGGTCAACTTGGGATGAAAACATCTGGAATATTACGATAAAATCTAATCGTTATCAACGCAACTCCTTTGTTGGAACGCAAATCAATAACGATCCCGATACTGGCAATTACCCCGATGCGGACGATTCCATTGCTGGAAAAATTGTTCCGATTACAATAGGCGAATTTAAACAAAACACAGATGGCGGTTTGCATCCGGCTAAACTTTTACGAACGGCTGGGAAAGAAGTTCAGTTGACAAACAGTGCGGGAAGTTCTGCCAGGGTTATCACTCCGGAAAATTTATTGAGCTTTCCTGTTTTGTGCAATTTTATCGGATATGCACAGGGAACTTCGGGAACCGGGAATCCAACAGTGCGCTATGTTGGATGCGGAGATTTGCTTGCTGCTGGTGATGTTGTAACGATTTATAATTATGATTTTGAATCTACTACTCGAACAGTTTCTTCTGTTGTTGCAGATACTCAAGGATTTGCAGTTACGTTTACACAAGATTTACTTTGGACAGGTAATGCGTATATTGTTAGATTGCATACTTCGGACGAAACCGAATCTCCAAATTTGGCGTATGTTTTACAACTTGGAACTGGAAACAGCAACAATATTACTAATGGACATTATGCCGATAACTATACCGACAACTGGATTGAATCGTTTGTTGATAAATGGATACAAATAGATGTTGGTGGGGCGTATGACGGCTCCACGTCAACAAGTTTAACCGGAAAATATAATAAAATTACTCGGTTCAACATAATGATAGACAATAGCGGTCTTGTATATGTTACTGTAATTTTAGGAAATTATTTTGAAAAAAATCTTAGTTGTCACCCTGAAGCAACGGCAACAAATCAGGCTTGGGTATCAGTTTGGTACATTCCATTTGAGTTTACATTAGATACGTGGAAATGCGCAGGATTTATTGATGAAAATAGCGCAGCAACAACAACCCCACATTTGTACAGCTATATTTCCAGTGATTCATTTAGAGAAAAAACTACTTACGAACTTGACGATGTCGGAACTGCTCTTATATCTAAAACCACTATTGCGCCAGTTGGATTTAAAAGGATTTCTCAATATGGGTATACAATAGATGATTCTGCCGACAATAATTTGATTATTATAAACGCGCTTCTCTTTAAAAATTCTCCTGAAAATTTACTAAGCTATGATATATTTCCCATGAAAACATTTAGTAAATTTTTAGAAGCCAATTTAGATAAATGGGGGATAAGTCAAAATCAAATAGCTTCAGGTTATCCATTGTACGGAGAAGCTTCTGGCGGGGTATATTCATACGTCGAATCGAACGAAGGTGGAAGCAATCCTGAGTTTGACAAAAACGATGAGTCTTATTTAAAAATGTATTATTCTCTTGAGGATACCACTGGCAATTTAAAGGTTTACAATTGCCATGTGGCAGAAATTGATTTTGATAAAATTGAAATGGAGTATGATTCTTATTATTTAGGAATAGATCTTTTTTCTTGGGCTAAATGGGCTAATGCCAATACTCTTACAAGCGCTGTTTTTATTAAATGGCGAAGATTTCTTGGCAATTCATATTATCTTTTATCGGAACCTATTGGACAAAAATATGATAATGTCCCCTCTGTTTTTCCTATTGTAGATAGAACTTCGGCGGGAAACATAATAACACTGCCAGATTTTTATTACGAAACAAGAAGTATACCTGACAAAAACGAGGCGTTTTATTTTGAAATAGATACCTCAGATTCTCAACTAAGAAAAATTTCTGGCAAAAATATATTTCAACTTACAGACATTTCTTCTGTAAATAGTTTAAAATCAATTAAAGAAATATTGTTTGCGGTTTATAATAAAGATATTAATTATGGGCCTTCTCATATTATTACAGCTTGTGAACAACTTTATGAACTTGCTCTTATATGTGAATGTTCCGCTTCAATATCAACTGAAGTATATGCACTATGCAAAGGCAGGATTTTTGATGATACATGGGGAAGCCGCAAAACGACAACCGATTTAATCAGCAACCCTGTTGATGTTTTAGAACATTGGAAACGCCTGCAATGCGGTATTGATCTTGGCGATATTGTGAACTATGGGAAAGCATACTCCCCGTCTATCCCGATTAAAACCGGCGCAGCAACGATAGGCAGCTACGATGATAGTACTCTGGACAATACGAAAGCATTATCGGTTGCATATCAGATACACGATGATAACGACGCGTGGACAGATACACAAATCAAGAATATTTGTAAAACGTTCGGCCTTTGTACGTATACGGATTTGGAAGGGAATGAATGCGTAACAACGTTGGAAAAAATCGGTGATACGCATACGTTAACTGAAATCACGTTTGATGAAATATATCCGGGCTCAATCGGAGAAACCCAAGAAGCCGAAGCACAAGACGTTTACTGTCAACCAATTTTTAATTATATGTATAACTACGGCAGTAGTAGCTATGACAAACAACTTTCAGTTACAAACATACAGGCGGCAACGTGGAATAGCGCGTATACGCTTGGCTTTGATCCGACAGGGCATAATCTTGACGCTACTATAACCGACGGTCAAATGGTTTGGAATGCTTGCAAAACTAATTACAATAAATACAGACAAATAGAGGAATGCTCATCGGATTTTTCCGATCAGGAAATGATTGCTGATTATATTGTCGCGGTAAAAATATTATACCAGAAAATATTATGGATGGGTAAGGCACGAGTTCCGTTTTCGGTTTATTACGATACCGGCAAAGAATGTCATTACGGGCAGCATATAAAAATCAAATTGCCGCACCAAACGAATAATTATTCAATTGAATGCTTTATTGAAAAAGTAAAGAAGTCTAAATACAACAACAAGGTGGATTTGACGTGCGTCTTGCTGGAAGACGTGCCCACGCTTTTTTTTTAAGTAAAATTCAGGACGCATTTGTAAAGGCAGATACTCTTGAATTATGGCAAGATTATTTTGAACAGAGTTTGACAACCGAAACAATACAGAATATGTTTAAATGACAACATCAAATCAATATACAGAGCCGAATGCAATAGAAAAGTTTATCGTGCTTGCAAATCAAACGCAAGCGGTAATACTTGCTAATCCGCATCAGTGTCGAATGTTTGTTGCAAACGATACCGGCAATTTAATTGTATTTGACAAGGATTTAAATCCGTTAATATTTAGTGCAGGTGTTGCTTCTCCGGGGTACATACCGCCGTACGCAGCGGCTCCGGCAGCAATAGCAACGTATCATCAGATGTGGTACGACACTGTAAATAATTGTTACAAAATAACGGCATCAATTGGAACGGGTGGAGCAACAAAACAAGTGCTTATCACCGATCCGGAATAGTATTTTAAAGGAAGGCAAAACTATGGCAAAGAAATATTTATTTTTACTGTGGATACTGTGGGCATGGTCGGCATCAGCGTTGACTATGAACCCGCCTTCGGCACACAAGGCATTGTTTGTGCGGGATTCACTTATTGATTCCGGCGTGATGAAAACAAAATCCCTTATCATACAGTCCCCTTCCCACGCCGATACTACTGGCCTTGATACTTTTTTCGTCAAGCAGAAAGATACTGTATCGTATCTCAACCGTTTGCAAATGAAGTCCATTGTTGGAGTGTCCGATTCGGTACGCGCGGCTGGAAAATCTGACTCTTCAAGAGTGTCCTTAACTTCTCATACATCTGATACCACGCTTAAATTTGGATTGATTACTAGACATGGGAAAGCGGATTCCTGCATTTTGGCAGATACTTGCAAGGGCGGAGCGGCAAGAGCAAGATTTGCCGACAGTTCTCGCACTTGTTTTAAGGCTGACTCGGCTTTAAAAATTCCCAATGTTATTACAGCCGGGGGCCCTATAGGGACATCAAAATTGATACCAGTAATCACGTACAATGCACAGGGCAGATTGACAGCCGTGTCAACGGTTGCGCCTGTGCCTGATTCGAGTTGGAAAAGTAAGGTTACTGATTCTGCTTATGATGCCGGAAAATGGGCGGGTAAGAATATGCCCTCTACGGCAACATCTGGGGCGTTATACAACACGGCAGGCACATTGTCTTGGCAAGACTCAGTATTACATGCCAAGACGGCAGTGTCAACTGATTCTGCGAGAACCGCAAAATCCGCTTGGTACAGCGCGGATATGGTGACAGCATCGTTAAATTCAACAGGATGGTATAGGATTGCGGAATGGAATTTGGGAAATGTTTCTGGAATTTTTAAAGTGGCATCTAACGACGCGGGATGTTTGATTTTTGCAGTATCTTATAGTTTTGATAATTCATCAACTCCGCCTTCTTTTACGCTTCTGTCAAATACTGGTTATAGTGCGATTTATGGGTATATTGACTCCATACGAATAATGTACGGAGGTAACCCTACAAGGTCGTATATTGAAATACATAACTTAAGCCTTGGAGTAAGTATACCTTTTAGTGTTTCGCAAGTGGCTTTTAATTCAGATAATAAATGGAATTTAGTTTCATTTACAGCAGGTAGTGCTTACAATACCGTAAAGACATATCCTCTATATAAAAATACATTCGCCGTAGATAGCACTTTTGAAGTTTCAAATAGAGCCGTAAGGATACGGGATACACTTTGGTTAAATAAAGCATCGGCGGATAGTATCTATGCCAGGATATTAACAGGAGGGTATTTACACGGTGTTTCTGCCGGTTATTTATCCTACGCGACGAGTACGACGGCGTGGGGAACGAGCCCATGGTATTACAGCGCGGCAACTAACGCCATGTATTATAGTGGATCTCTCAATTATAATGACGGGGTTGGCATTTGCTATACGGGTACATCTTCTGCGGGAGGCGGATTACAATTGCATATAGGATCGGCCGGAACAGCCCCTTCTTCCGGCACGCTAAAATCGTATCTGCGCGTGCGCGGCACTAATTACAATACAATTTTAGGCATATTTGGAGGCACAGTCGGAGAGATTACACCAATGGAGGTTGAAAACAATACCGGCAATATTTACTTATGCCAAACATCTGGGAAAGTGAGCATAGGTTCCGCATCGGGATTATATCCTTTATATGTAAATGCAACGGCGACAACTGATGTTCCGATAGTTAAAATGCAAAACAATGGAAATGCTAACTTTATACAGTCAATCCATTGTCTGGCACCGAACTTGTCAACTGGCAGACACGCTATCGGATTGAACGTTGGAGTGGCACATAATACTCGCAACGACGCATATCTGGGATTTTATTACGCCGGCTCTGGCAGCACATCTAATTATTTAACACTAGGGCTATTCGGAGTTGATGACGTTCTTAATATTTGCGGCAACGGCAACGTCGGCATCGGCACGACATCTCCGATTTATCTCTTAGATATAAATGGTACTTACAGGGCTAAAAAAGAAATAGTTCAAACATCCTCATTTACAATTTCTGGGACGCAAACAATAGATATGTCAACCACAAACAACGTGCTTTTACTTACGGACAATGGCACAAGAGGTGATGTTTATTTATCAAATATTACAGCGGGGGAAATTATATATTTATCAATGATACCTTCTGCATCGTCTCCTAATCCATATATGAGAGTTTATTATAATTCCAGTGATTATGTTGTTGGCACAGCTGATGCTACAAATAATTATATTTTTCTTTGCACAGTATCCGGCAGTACAGCATCAACTGGAAAATGTAAAATAATGGGATCGGGGTTTTATCATAATTATTAACAATAAAAAAAAAGGAGTAGCTTTATGCGTAAGTTTTTGTTTGCAGTATTGCTGATTTCGGCGGTAGTTTCGGTTCAGTCGGCGGACGTATCAAAAAGTGTGAAACCAGATACCGTGCGCATTTACAACGGGTACGTAATCGTTCCGCATCCAACAGCGGCGGCTATTCCGGAAGACTATTATATCAGCATTTTTGACACGGTTGGCGGCGTGAAGTTGGAAGTGCAAACGTTCAAAAAGGCGAATCCTGACAACTATTACAGGGTTTACAAAGCACAGACAAAAGTTATAGGCTGGGACGAACAGAAACAGCAACCGGCAGCACAGCCACAACCGGCAAAATAGGGGGCGTTTATGATTTTAAATATTATAGTTAGCTGGTTTATTTTAATGGTAATAGCATTGATTGCATTCCATTATATCGTTAACCGGAGGTAGATATGTATACACTCAAACACTTTGCACCATGGGAATTCGTACCTCGTATATTTTATGAGAAAACGGGAGCAGATTGTTTACAACTTGTAAATTCCGTAATGTTGATAACGGCGGATGATATTCGCGACTTTTTTGGCAAGCCGGTTACATGTAATGATTACTTAAATGGCGGACAGAATGAATTCCGAGGATTTCGACCGGCATCATGTACAATAGGTGGAACAGAATCCATGCATCGGATAGGTGGAGCTTTAGATTTGACTATCCTTGACGTATCAGCAGAAGAGGCACGGCAAGCCATAATAAAACATCGTGACAAGTTTCCGTACATCACCCGCATGGAATCCGGCGTGGAATGGGTTCATGTTGACAACAAGAAAACCAATTCAGAAACCATTACTCTTTTAAAGGCGTAAATTATGAAAAAATTACTGTTGATTTTATTGATACCGGTAATAATATTTGCAGACTCTTTGTCAACAAGAATAGACATTTTAGATAGTGAAGTATACGCTATTGAAAAGAAATTGAATATGGTAGATACATTAATATGGGAAGAAAAATATCAAATCCTGTTGGGCGATATAAGCTTGGAGCAAATGAGGTGTATAGGAAATCCTAAGTATAAGCCTGATCTTGAACGACTTTTAAACCGGAGGAGAAAATAACCGTGGATTTAAACCGCACGGTAAAACTGCGCTTCCGCAAAAACAACATGCTAAAAAGCAAAGGCATGGACATTGATAGTATGATTGAGAAGCGCAAGAAGGAAGAAATTGAAGGCAATATAGTATTTAAGAAATTTATTGAAGACCTTGACGATATGGTTGATTATGCAACAGATTAATTTGTAACTTTGAAAGGTGATCGGTATGGATCATCCGGGAGTGCCAGGAATTCAAGAAGGATTTTTTACGGCAATTGGAATGTTTTTTATGTGGTGTGTCAAGTTTATTCCTACACTTGACAAAGTATTGCCTAAAAGAAAAAAATATTATTCGCGCGAAGATCATGACAGGTTTTGTGGATTAACGATAAAG